CTAAAACAAACTTGGTTCCAAATTTTTTCTTAATTCTTTAGTGATTAAATACACAGCATTTAAACTTAAATCGTATTTTTTAGCACATTCCGCACTTGCATTTTTAGTGCTTATTCCCTGTTTTATGAGTGTTTTAAAATCCTGTTTTAATTCTTCATCTCTAAGTAAGGTTTTATAGCTTGGTATGTAAATATTTGCACCGCCAAATTCTTTTAAGATTTCTCGTTTGTCGTTATTTTTCACAAAATCAATAAAATATTCAAAGTATTCGTTATTGCTAAGCAATGCTAGTCCTATTTGAGTGTTTTTGCAAATTATAGCAAAAAAGCTAAATTTTATTTAGTAGGGTATAATTTTAAAAAATAAAAAGGAGAATAAATGAAAAAAATAATAAGCGTTTTAATACTTGCTTTAAGCTTATTAAATGCTAAAAGTTTTGAAGAAAGCAAAAAAGAATTAGTAAAATTTTATAATGATCTAGGGAGCTCTTACTGGTATGATTTTTATTGTCAAGCACCTTTTAAGGTTAATAAAAAAGGAAAATATATTAGTTTTGAAGTGATTAAAAGTGATTTATATGCTCCTAGAAACGAATACACCAAAAAAGGAAAAATTAACCAAAGAATCAAACGCATAGAATGGGAGCATATTATGCCCGCCCAAAACTTTGGAAAGCATTTACCTTGCTGGAAAGAAGGTGGCAGAAAAGCTTGTAAAAATGATCCAACTTTTGCAAAAATGGAAGCCGATAAACAAAACCTAGTTCCAGCCATAGGAGAGATAAATGGGGATAGAAGCAATTTTAGATATGCTGAGGCTCCTACTAATTTAAAATATACTCAATATGGAAATTGTAAGGTTTATACTGATTTTAAAGCAAAAAGATTTTATCCTGCAAATTATTCTAAAGGCTGGATTGCAAGAAGCTATTTATATATGAGCAAAACTTATAATATCAGATTATCCGACCAAGAAAGAAAACTTATGGAGGCTTGGGATAAACAATACCCTATGGATGAGAAAGAAAAAAGAATTAGAGCATTACTCTAATTCTTTGCAAACTTTAGCCACAATTTCATCTATATCAATAACCAAGCTTTTATCTTCTTCCTCAAAACTCTCATCAAGTTTTTCTCTGATATTACAAACCACATTAAGCAAAATCCCAAAATCTTTATCAGTTTTAATCTGATGAGTGATTCCATTATGCATTATTTCAAGGCTTGTTCTTTTTGCAGCAAAGGCAATTTGTGAGTGTTTTTCTATGCCTAAGGTTAAAAAAAACTCTGCATCGTAAGAATGTATTTCTAAAATCATTTTAATCTCCTTTTGTTTTGATGAGACAACATTAGCTTCGTTTGGCTTAATGTGTGCTGTTGTTTTCTAAATTTTTAAGCCCTAGGATAACTTTATTAGCATCTTCTATACTTAAATACCAAAGATGCAAAGGTCGCTTTTTTACAATATTATTAATAAACTCTCTTAAAGCCCACTGAGTAGGATTTTTAGCATTTTTACTCCAAATGGCTTGTATCATATTAAGTTGCTTTTTTGTAGCCCTTCCGCTTTTAGTGTTTTCTTTTTTAAAATACCTTGCTTTTTTGGTATTTTGCTTTTTTAAAAACTTTTCATCATAGCCCAAAGTTATAGCAAAGTCCCTAAGTTCATCTATGCTTAAATCCTTACTTGAAGCTTTGCCATATCTTTGATTTAAAACCCAGCGATAGCTTTCATCATCGCTTAAATTAGCATCTTTTCTTAAAGTATGAATGATTTTAATTAAGTGCTTTTTTAAAGCGTTTTGAGTATTCATTTTTTAGCCTTTAAAATTTGCTCTAGTTTTGAAGTGAATTTATCAATATTTGCATTATAAAGCTTATTTTGATTCTTTTTGTATTCTAAATAGTTTTGCTCGTAATCTTTATTTATTTTAGTTTGGCTAGGAATTTGAGTTTTAATAACAGGGCTTATTTCAATTTTATTATCAAAAATGATTTTATCTTGGTTTTTAAACATATATTCAACTAGCTTATTATAAAACTCTCCTACATTCAGTGGTTTTCTTTGCTCATCACAAAGCTCTTTATTAGCATTAATAAAATAAAGATTATCCCCACAATCAACATGCTTTAAAACAGGCTTTCCTAACTCATCATAAACAATGTTACCATCATAATATCTAAGTACAAAAGAATATGAGAAATCTCCTTTTTTTGTTTGAAAAATAAAACGATTTGAAAATGAAATGAAAAGCCATTCTAAAAAAGACTCTATATTTTTGTACCTTAAGTTTAAATCAAGCTCTGCAAAGGCGCACACAAGAGAAAGTTTTTCATAGCTTGTACCAACAAATTGCTTTTTTAACATGGTTAAATCATAGTATTTTTTAAAGCCTAGTATATCTTTTGGTGTTTTGGCTTTAAAATAAAGTTTTTCTATAACCACTGCTTGAACTTCACTAATACCAAAAAGCTCTTTTAGTGCCTCTTTTGCATTATCCATTAAAACTCCTCTTCTAGCCAAGAAGCTAAAGCTTTTTGCTTATCTTTATTTTTGTATTTGTTCGCTAACTTTGGAAGCCAAGTTGAATTAAGCGCTCTTTTCCAGCATTTTAAAGGCTTTTTATTAGCCATGATCCACCTTCCATCGTCTTGCTTATAGTAATTTATAAAGCTATCTGCTATAAAATAAGGGATAGAGCAAGAGTTTTTAGCATTAAACTCATCAATGGCTTTAATTAAATCTTCTTTGCTTGGAGGGTTAAATTTCATAACTCATCCCCAAATAAGCTTAATTCTTTGTCGTTGCTGTCTTTATTGTCAGCTTTTAAACTTTTCCAAACAAAAGTGCGACCATTTTCCCCGCCAAGCTCACTTTCCCAAAAAACACCTTTAAATTTCTCTAAAGTATTCCTTGAAAAATTATCACTCCTACTTACATCAAGAGCCGATAAAATCTCACTTGTGCTTAGGCTTTTTTCGTTTAAAAGCTTTAAAACTTTATCTATAAAAGCTTCTTCTTTATCGCTGATTTTAGCGTTTTGCAAGTCGGTGTTTTTAATATTTAAGGTTTTTGTATTGATAAAAAAGGCTTGATCTTTAATTCCTGCTCTTTCTTTTTGCACACTAAGCAACACTTCAAAACCTTGCTCTAAATTAGCCACTTTTTGTAAAAAATACATGCAATCACTTGAATTTCTAATATGGTTTGAGCCTTTAAAAGCTCTGCCATCTTTTGTAGAATGGTGTAAAGCCATAATGGTTGCCCCACATTCTCTTAAATTCATGAGTAAAGACATTAAAGACATCATTTTAGTATCATTATCAATATCTGCAAAATTACGTAAAGAATCAAGTACAAATAAAACCCCTTCATAGCTTCCTGCTACGCCTTTATTCTCAATCATTTCTAAAAGCTCATAAGCTGAAGTTTTTAAGCTTGATCTGTGAATATAAGTGAATTTGCTTTCATTTAAAATAAGTTCACCAAAACCTCTTTCATTTAAAACATTTAAAGGATTATCCATGTCAACATAAACGATGCTTTTAACCCTTGTATCTTTGCAAAGTGTTTTAGAAATGGCGGCACTTAAATAACTTTTTCCACTTCCACCATTTGCATAAATAATAGTTATTGCTTTTTTAACTAAAAAATCAGGGATTAAAAACTCTAATTTCTCGTTTAAATCTTTATTTTTTAACTTAAACTCATTTAAAAAATCCAAATTCATCTTTTTTCCTTGCTAAAACTTAATCAAGCCCATTAAATCAATGGACTTTGTTAAATTTTTTGGCTTTTTTAACATATTTCATTTTTATGTTAAAATTTTTAATATTTTTTAACATTTTAAAAGTTCAGGATTTTCATGGATATTGCCGATTATTTCGGTATCATATCCTTCATCTTTAACTAAATAAATTAAAGAGCCTATGTAATCTCTACTTTTACTCTCAAGATAAAAAGTCCCTTCTTTATGAATGCTAACTTTTGCCAAAAAGCAATCGTATGGACTTTTAGTTTTAACGATATCCCCTTCATAAATCTTTTTGCCATTTTTATCATAAATCCCAGTCCATAGCTTGATTTCAAAATCTTCAATTATATCAGTTGCACTATGTATCAAATCGCACATTATATTTGAAATAAGTCCGACATCATCAATATATTTTTTACAAGCAGTGTTCCAAATCCTAAAATCAAAATCTTGTAGTTTCATTTGTTACCTCCATTTATACTTTTTATAGTTTTTTGCCATTCCTCATCGCTTTTAAACTCATTATTAAGTTCTTTTAAAAGTTTAAGTGCTTCATCATTAGACAAATTAGAAAGAATAGCTCTTATTCTTTCTAATGGCTTGATATCCTTATGGATAATTCTAAAGAATTCCTCTTGCTCTTTTGTGCTTAAATCTTCAAAAAGTTCAGCCAAATCATGAGCGTAAAAATCTTCTAAATCACTCGCATCTATGCTTACATTGACATACATTTTTTTAATCCTTTTGTTTTAAATTAAGTTTTAAAAACTTAATCAAATCCGCCTTAGCGGACTTGTTAAATTCTTTTAAGTCTGATTTTTTTGCTTTGAAGTCGTTCTTTAAACCTAATTTTTTGCTTTGAAGTCATTTTCTTTTTTCTTTTAAAGCTTTGCTTTTTTAGCTTAGGCTTATTTTTAAAATCAAGTTCTAAAAAGCCATTAAAATGAGCGGTTTTTGTTTTAAAAACACTATTTAAAAGTTTAAAAGCCGCTAAGGAAAGCTCTCTCATTTTTCAATCTCCAAGCTTTCAATCTTTGGCTCTATTCTAAAATTATCTTTTACAACTCTTTTAAGTCCTAGCTTTACTAAGGTGCTATCTTCAAGCTCTGCAATAGCATCTTTATTAAGTTCTTCTTTATAAGTGATGCACTCATTAAGTCCATAGCTTTTTAAAGCTTTGATTAAATTGTCAAATTTTTCTTTTACGCGTGGTAAAGAAACGCTTTTGCTTAAGCGGTAACCAATCTTACCAAAGGTGAATTCTTTGCTTCTTTTTTCTGCAAACTCGTGCTTGTTATTCTCGCAAAAGGTTGTAATGCATTGCTCTATGTATTTAAGCTCATCACTTAAAACCTTAATCTCTCCTGCACGAGCTTCTTTAATCTCATTGCAAGCTAAAGTCACCTCGCCATTAATCTTTTCTATTTTTACACTAAGTTCTGCCACTTTTTTAAGTGCTAAGTTAACATCTTCTAAATTATTTATTTGCATCTATTCTCCTTTTAAATTAAATTTGTTAATTTGATAATCCCAAAGAACCACGCCATATCTTAAAAGCACTGCGTGTTTAGTTCTTTTCTTGATTATCCTTAAGCCCTTATTGTAAGGGCAACTCCAAAACTAGCTCTTTAATGCCAAGCTTTTTAGCAAGTGCTAATTCTTCTTGCATACCTTGTGAATATTTTGCATCTTTGTGTTTGCTAAGATAAATATAATCACACGCTTTTAAAAGCTCTAATCCCATTTGTAAAGCTTTGTCTCTGTGCTTGTTTTCATCCAAATAACTAAATTGTAGTATGGGTGAAACAGGCACAAAACCTTCACATTCACGCATAATTTTTAAGCATTCTTGCTGAGCTATGCTAATAGCTTGTGCTTTTCTTTGACTTTCTCTTACTACTAAAGCTTTGTAAGGAGAGGCTACATAAACTAATGCCATTGTTAATCCTTTCTAATAAATTTAAGTTTTAAAAAACTTAATCAAAGTGCTTTAATTTAAGCACTTTTGTTAAGCTTTTTACCCAAATGAAAACGAATGATTTTTTTTGCAATATAATCAGGATAAATTCCTTTTAAAACATCTACAAACACTCCACTTTCTTTATAAATAATGCTTACACCCTTTATCTCAAAAAGCGAAGCACTATAATCAGCTTTCTCACCTTTAATCATTGGTATCATTTTTTCTCTCCTTGTATTAAGTTTTCTTTCTTTACTTTTTCTTTTTTGATTAAGTCAATCGTTTCAAAGATAGCCATCCACTTGTCTTTATTTTTAGGACTCTTTAACTTTCTAAGAGCTTCAGTATAGATTTGATGAACGCGTGTCACGCTAAGATTAAGTTCTTTAGCTATCTCTTCAAAACTCATTTTTAGCCCAGCATTAAAAATGATGCGGCAGCTTCTATGTGTTTAAGCTCAACCGCTTTTCCATCTGCAAATTCACAAGCTCTTTTTAAAAGCTTCTCACTTTTTCTAAAGTTGCCACGAGCGAGGTTAAAAACTAAATCAATAGCCTTTTTCTCCTCCACATCAAAATGATTACAAAGTGTTTTTAAGTCTTCATCTTTTAAACCTTCTTTGTTTTGGTAGCAAAGTCCTTTTAATTCCCATTTTGCACCAATTCTAGAGCTTAGTTGTCCGTACTCGTTGTAATCATTTCTGCCAATGCCTGTAAGATTGTTTTTAAGTTTTCTAGTACCTACTAAGATTAAAGCAGTATTTGAAAAATCATATATGCGTCTTAAGCACTCCAAAGCACGAAACGGCAAATGCTCACTCTCATCTATAATTAAAACCTTTGAAGTTCTTGCTAACTCGCTAGCAATGCCTCTAATCTTATCATCCAAAGAACCTTTAAAACACACATTGAGTTTATTTTCAAGCCCCACCAAAAGCATTCTTTTGCTTGTCTCAGTTGTTGCTTCAAAAAGCACCACTCTTGTTCCATTTTTAGCGGCATATTCTTTAATGGCTCTGCTTTTTCCAGTCCCCGCTTCGCCAATGATTACTCCCATTTCGCGATTGCTCATGGCACTTTCAATGGTTACATTAATCGCCTTTGCATCTTTAGTGGCAATAAAAGGTGTTTGAAGCTCTTTCACGCTTTTTTCTTCCACAAAGCTTTTAATGTATTTTTCAAGTAAAGGCTCTACTTTTGAAGCGTATTTATAGCTACTTCCTTCTTTCATATAGCCCACCATATAGCTTTTATTAATCCCTAAACGATCGGAGAGATTGTTTTGAGAGATGTTTTGGGTGCTTAAAAACTTTTTAGTAAGTTCTACTAATTGCATTTTTTATCCTTTTGTTTTTTTATGAGTAAAAACTCTTTAAAATTTGAATTAATCAAGCTTTAAACAATTTTTAACCAGCAAAATATTTCTTTTCGACAAAAGCTTCCATGTCAAACTCGCTTTCATCGTTATTTATTTCTTTTTTAGCATTTAAAATAAGCTCATCTGCATTAGCATTATTTTTAATCTCTTCTAATTCTCTTTGAGTTTTTAAAGTTTCTTTTGCAAGGGATTTTTGATGCACCTCTTTAGCTTCTACGAGTGAGTTTTCAAAAGCACTTTGTAAATCTTGTAAGTCTTGTTTAATATTAAGTTTAGTAAAGGCGGCAATCTCATCTTTTTTAAGCACTTCTTTAATCGCTTTAACTTCACTTTCATAACCTTTTTTAAGCATTTTATAGCTTTCTTTACTAAGTTTAGCGATACTTTCATCAAGTGCTAGACAAAGAAAGTTTCCGCTTAAATCATAAATGAAAAGTTCTTTAATATTATCGATATTTTGCACACATTTAACCCTTGTGCCAACACTTGGCATTAAAGCACTTTTATAAACTCTACTTTCAAAGTTAATGCCTTTTTTGCCCACAACCCTAAGTTCTTTATTTCCAGCGTTAAACAAAAATTCTTCATAAGATATTTTTACAATAGATCTATCGCATGAGTTCCAAAGTTCAAGTGGAGTTTTAACGCCTTTTTTGCGGCGAACTTTGCTCATGTTCCACTTGATCACTTCAGCTTCCAAAAGCTCACAAGCTTCGCTGAAGGTGTGAAGGAGTTTTTGATTAGTTTTTTTAGCAAAGCCGTATTCATCTTTAGCTTTTCTTTCTTTCTTAGGAGTTTTTTGCTCTATCATTTCTCTTTTAGCTAAGCTATTTCCAATGTGACCGTGCATTTGAGATAATCTAGCTCTTTGAAGTGTTCCAAAACGCCTTTCAACTAAAGCTTTTTGCTCTCCTGCGTAAGCAATAGCTGCATCATAGCTTATATTAAGACTATCAAGTAAGCTTTGAAAATCTTTTGAAAGATAATCTTTACCATTATCCCCTTTAATCATATCAGGCTTACCAAACTTATCTATGGCTTTCCATAAAAGTCTAGTTAGGCTTAAAGAGTTTGATTTTCCTACTAAGGTAGCTACTCCCATGCCACTAAAGACATCAACGACACTTAAGATGTGTGGGCGGAAAGGCTCTAGTGTTTCATCATCTCTTACTATAAAATCAGCTGGAGAGCTATCGATTTGCCAACACATGTTTTTCATGTCATATAGCTCTCTTTGATTGCCTTGTGCAGGGAGAAACTTACTTTTTGCTTTATCTAAGCCTTGTGTGATAATACAATGCTCCAAAGGCTTGTCTTTATAATAGTTTTTAATGAAATTTTGTAAGGTTTTTACACTAAAGAGTGGCTTTACTTTTCCCAAATCAAAACCTATAAAGTCATAATTTTCTTTAATGGCTGCTTCCTTGTGAATTTGCCACCAAAGCTCAGTGAAATTAAATCCACCTGCCCCAAAGGTGCGATATTCTCTTAAAGCGTATTCTTGCATCCAAGCACTAAGCTTGGTTTTATCTTTGCGGTGAAGTCCGCGAGTGTCAATAAGACCTAGGATGCCATTTTCTTTATATGCTTTGCGAATTCTAAAAATTTCTATTTTAGAAATACCGCATAATTCCAAAGCTCTTTTCTGCTTAAGTCCTCCTTCAATATATTTTTCTACTTGCTTTAAAGACTTAAGCTTTTCTCTAGCATTGTTTTTAATTTCATCGCTTAAATTTTCAAACTTTATATTTAAAACAGCCAAATCATTGTCTATTTTTGGCTCTGTTAAATTTAAATTACTAGTTTTTAAACTATTATTTGTAGTTTTTAAATTATCGGTAGTAATAATTTCGCTCAATTTAACTTTTTGCATTTTTTCATTAAAAATCAAAGTATTTTTACTGATTAATTCTTGATTAAAAGCGGTTAAAAGCTCATCTTTGCTTATTTTAAATAGTAGTTTTTTACCACCCCTGCCACCTTTTTCATTATCCACTTTTAGCCACTCATATTTATTTGAGTTTCTACTTACTGCAAGCCTCAAAGCTCCTGTGCTTACATTAAAAGTTTGTGCGGCTTCTTTGGTTTCTAAGAAGTAACTCATGAACAAGCCTTAGGCATTTCATCAATGATTTTAAGTTCTAAAAGTTTTTCATAAACTGCTCTAGTGTTTTTCTTCGCTTTGTATTTTCCTAAATATTCACCTTTTATAACGCGAATAGTACTTAAATAGTCAAGATTGTGTTTTTGTGCGAATTTTTTTATATTAATACCATTATCTTCGAAGTATTGTTTTAACATTTTTTTCCTTTAATTTGATATTTTTATATCAAATTGAGTTATTTTAAGATACAATTTGCTATTAAAATATCAAATTATAAGACAAAATGCGAATTAAGTCAAGATATTTTATCGCATTTTGTGAATTTTTTAATAAAAGAAGGCTTATAATGCATAAAACAGCAGACATTTTGAATAGAGTTTATGCTCTGTTAAATATCACCGATGATAAAGAATTTTGTGGAATTTTTAAAGTAAAACCCAATACATTAAGCACTTGGAGAACTAGAAATACCATTCCCTACGATTTATTAATGAAAATTTCAAAAGAACACAATATTTCACTTGATGCTATCTTTTTTGACAAAATGCGAATTATAGATGATATTTTGAAATTAAGATATTATACAGATGCGGCAGCCGCCGCTGGATATGGTGCTATAAATAGTCAATTAGAATATACTGAGATAGCAATAAGTAAAAAATTTGCCTGCGAAGCCTTAGGATTACCGCCTTTAGCTAAACTCGATATTATTAAAGTTATAGGAGATAGTATGGAGCCTTTTATCCATAGTGGAGATGTTATAGCTATTGATGTGAGCAAAAATAAACTTGACCTTGTTAAAAATGGAGATATTGTGGTTATCAACCTTGATGGCGAAATTTACTGTAAAAAGCTTTTAAAACAACCATTTGTAAATGAAATTGTATTAAGTTCTATGAACTCTTTTTACAAAGATATTGTTGTTAATATTGAGCATATTAACAACGCTGAAATTATAGGCGTTGTTTGTAAGGCAATATCAATTAAAACTTTTGAAAATGCTATTATAAAGTACGAGTGATGTTATATTTTATTATTATAATATTGATTGCAACAATTGGTTTATTTGTTTATTCTGGTTTTAGAATAAAATCAAAATTAATAAAAATAGCAACAAACGGCACTCTTACTAAACAAGATTTAAAAGAAATAGAAGCAATATCTAAATATTATGAAATTTCTTTAATGGAAGCAGCTAAAATTCATTATGGTAAAGCCATGATTACAGAAGAAATGATTTTAAGATTAGAAAGACCTTATCGAGAATTATATGAGCAGTGTAAAAATTTTTCTACAAATAAACATGAAAAAATTTCACATTATCTCTCTTCAAATAATCAAGATAATTATTTAGAAGCAATAAATTTTATCTTAATCGCAGAAGAAAGTGTTAGCATAGCTTTAAAATCAAAAAATAAAGATACTGCAGAAAGCAGAAGAAAACTTGCATTAGAAATGGAACAAAAAATACAGGAAAGACATCCCAAAGCCTATGGCTTAATTGTAGATACAATTCAACTTTTGGAAGATAATTATGATGTAAGTCTTTTTGAAAATCAATGTATTAAGTATTATGAAGAAGCTGGGAAATTAAAAACTATTAAATCCAAACAAAAAAGAATTGATTGTATAAATGATTTAATAAAAGAAGCTGAGGCAAATCCTAAAATTGATAGAAAATTTGTTGATTTTTGGAAAAACAAAGTAAAAGAAATAATATAATTACATTTTAAGTTTAAGTTTTATGGAAAGATAAAATGCAACCAAAAAGTATCATTTTATTTTTCTATGGTTACATTTTATTTTTCCACCGACAATTGATCCAAAGTTTTATTTTCAAGAATATCTTGATTTTGCTAGCAATAAGGGTAAATTTCAAGTAGGTCAAATTGGCTTTGAAATTTTAGCAAAAAATCCTAATCAAAACATCTCTTTCAATGTACCTATGATTGATTTTTCTACTTCAAATCGTGGAGGAAAATTCCAAGGAGAATTTACCAATATAGGACAATCTTATATAGTCAGTGCTTCTCATATGAGTACAAGTTCAAATACTGGGGAAGTAAATAAAGGCTATGTGAAACAAGGTAGTGTTTTACACTTTGGAGGTGTAGCAAATAGAATCGTAAGCTCAAGTGATAATTTTACTTATAAGAAAGAAAATGTGGATTTTGCTGTTTTAAAAATGAGTAAGATCAATCTCAATAAAAGTGCAAATTTGAGTAAAGATTTCAATTTTATTGAAAAAGATTCTGGCGATGGTGGAGATATTTATGAATACAAGGATCCTTTTTGGGATAGTTGTCAAAGTGGAAAATGTGATTATTCTAAAGGCAAAGGCAAGCTTTTTGATAGTTCGCGTTATGAGTACTTTGTAAGAGAGGGAAGTGGTATTGTAGCTTTAGGTTTTGAAGATACAAATAAAGTACCCATTAAGATTTTTGATTCTAATGAAATTAATTTAGGAGGTTTTGTCAGTTTAGCTCCTAAAAATACTGAAGATAAGCGTTTTAAGTTGCAATTTCTTAATTATACCAATGATAAAAGAAATCCTTTTACAAGTTCTTCAACACCTGGGGATTCTGGAAGTGGAGTTTATGTTTATGATAAGATTGATAAAAAATGGTATTTAGTAGGTGTAGTAAGTACGAGTAATTGTAATGCCCATTTTACTGATGGATATACTTGTTCACAGGTTGATTATGCTTTGATCAATCAAGCAAAGATCAATGAATTTCAAAATAGCCATAGGGTTAATATCGCACAAGGCGTTTATACTTTAAGCAATCAAGGTTTGATGAAAGAAGGGCAGTTGGTGCAAGGTGTTAGCTTAATTTCTGGGGCTAATGCGGGTTATGTAAGTTATGAAAATATTTTTGGTGATAAGGCTAAATATGATGATAGAATCAAAGAAATGCAAAATAGCAAGGATTTGTATTTTTTTCAAAATGGAAGTATAAATTTAAATAGCGATGTGGATTTAGGCGCTAGTGTTTTAAATTTTGAACAAAATTCAAATTGGCAAATAACAGGCGATAAATGGCTTATACATGGAGGAATTTACGCTGATAAGGGTTCAAGTATAGAATATAATGTTAAAACCAAAAAAGATGATTTTCTTTATAAAATGGGCGAAGGAGAACTTATTGTCAAAAGTCAAAGTGCGGATGCAGGACTTAGGATGGGTGAGGGTAAGGTAAGTCTTGAGGGTGAAGGTTTAAGTTTTGGTGAAATTTATATGAATGGTGGAACTTTAGGGTTTAAAAACGCACAAAATTTAAAAACCGACACTTTATATATGAATGGTGGAACTTTGGATCTATCGGGCTTAACATTAAATTTTTGA